GGAATGCACCGCGCTTGCATATGCCGCATTGGCAACCGACTGAGTGCCGGGGATCGAATAGGGTGCATTCACGGCATCACCCTTGTAGATGCTCACCGCCAAGGCGCCTCCAGCCGGGCAGTTTGCAATCGAAAACCCAATGGCGTAGAGCCCATCTTCAGACGGCGAGAAGGCTCCTGAAGCAGGGTCGAACCGGTTGGCGGGATTTGGGCCTCCAAGGAGGTTCCAACCTGTTATCACCGAACCGGCGGCAGGAGACGCTGCCCCGCGCATATGTCGGAAAGTCGACAGATACGGAAACTTTAGTCCGTGTCCGGTCGCAGGATTGTAGAAAGATTTCGTTCTTGAGGCGTGGGCAAGTTTACCTGCCGCCTCAAAGCCAGAACCTGTCATATGCAAGTAGATGCCCCCGGCATTTTCCCAATTCGGAACTGGAACCAGCTTCCCGGTCTCGACAAAGGACAATCGAGGATCAAGGGAAACCACCTCCGTCAAATATCGATTAAAATGCGTGAGGTCATCGCTGTAGTAAGGCGAAACACCCATGACGATCATAGGCGTTGTTTCCGGGTACCAGACCTCCGACAACTTCCGAGCCCGATGCACCTGAAAGTCCCCGACATACGACGTGCTCTTCACCATCGCATCGCTCTCGCCCTGCCACCAGAAATGTAACAGTTCGTGATCCGTGCCGAGCGAGGCGATGGCAGCCTCCATATTGAGCTTTGTCGCTGAATACATATCCGGAGCCGCGCATCCGGGTAGCCACTGAGAGATCGGTTGAGCCCCCATCGCTATTGCAACGAGATAGACAGGCCGCGTTATGTCTTCCCACGCGTACGCCGCCGCAACCGCAAATGCTGAACACATGACGTTCGCATATGCTGACGCAGGTAGGAACATACCAATCCCATATCCATAGGTTTGGTGGTGGTGTCCACGCATAAGCTGGCCGGTTTGATACGTTGGATTGCCCTTCGGCCAATATGAGAAGTGGTTTACCGGTCAAAGGATACCCTCCAGGCTGGTGGGTTTCGGGGCAGAGAACGTCGATCCATCGTAGGTCGACCCTTCGACTACAGAACTTTCGCACTCTACCCAGTCAAGCGATGGATGGAATCGGCCCTTTGGATCGGTATCCGTTAATTCGACAACCACGCCGTTGATGATAAGTGCCCACATTATGCGTACTCCCTGATAATGACGATGCCATCATTGCCGTTGGCTCCGACTTTGGCCGGCTGGCTTGGCGAATTGCCCGATCCGACGCCGCCAGCCCCAGGACCACCTGAGAACATTGCGACGGCAGGCGGCCCTATGACGCCCTGCGCTGATACGATGAGAAGACTCGCTCCCGCTACCCCGGGGAAGTTCACGTCTCCAGAGACCCCAACGGCCGTAATAGCACCGCCGACAGCTATAAAGTTAACGCCAGTGCCCGTTGGGCCAGCCGTTTGACCACCGAGACCGCCGGTCGCGGAAACCAGCGCGCCAAATGACGACGACCCACCATTTCCACCGTTACCGCCAGACACGCCAACACCACCAGCCCCAACGGTAACCGTCACTCCTGCAAACGCGGACGTGATGAGCTTGCGCGCGTAATTGCCTGATGCACCGCCGCCGGCAGCGGATGTCTGAGCCGCTACAGTCAGAGGCGCCCCGCCTCCAGCCCCGGCTGCAGCCTGGACCTCGACTTCAACGTAAAGCGTGCCAGGCGTGGGTGTGTAGGTCGCCGTGCCAGGCGTCTTGAAATACTGAATGTTGATCAAACGGCCACGAGAAATGCCGCGCAGCCGGAACCGCGTGCCATCGTGAATGAGGCCTGCGATATTGCCGGCGACAAAATCGCCGGCTATCAGCGCGCCGCCGTTGCTGTTGACGACAGCCACGCCGTTGAACGTCACGGCACTGGTGTTGGTCGTGGCGATGAGGATATTGACCTCAAGGCCCGCCTTGTAATCCGCAGGGGCCAAAACGGGTGAGAACGCGCCCGTCAAGGCATTTGCCGTGCCGCCGGCAGCAACATAGTTGAGCTTGCCTGACTGGATCGCCTTAGGGACCTGCGCCAGGTCGGTGTCATCCGGTGTAATCCCAGCCGCACCGATCAAGGCAACAAGCTCGCGCTGAGGATCCTCTATTGCTGCCGCCGGCACCTTCGAACCATTAACAGCGCCGGGTGTGTTGCGATCGACGTAGGGATCATTCGGATCGCTCGATCCGAATGGTGCTTGGTATTTCATTTTGAACCTCTTGAGGTCAGGTGTCGTCGGAAAGGATCGGGGTTGTCCATGCCGGCGCGAGGCGTCGGAGGATGCAAAGAAGACGTTCGGCATCGCCAAGATCGAAGAGTTGATCGAGGCCGCATTCGGAAACGCCGCAGATGAAATAGTCGATAGCAAGGTCTGTCACGTGGACTATCCAGTAGACCTCCTGCCTAAGATCACCGACCGTGTGTTCGCCTCCGCATTCGGAGAAGCCGCACTCAAAGATCGCCGGTTCCTCGATCGTGATCGAAAAGCCGTAGGTGTTGGCGACGCGAATGAAATCTCCCGGAGTGATGACCGCCTGGCTGTTGACCTTGGCGGCAAGAGCACGAACCCTTTCGGCAACACTCGTCGGGCCTGTCACGCAGTTGTCGGGAAGGCCGTATTCCGCCTCCCATTCCGGTAGAAGCTCGCCAACCCCTTGAATGCTCGCCTCCCGAGCCAACTTGAAGGCGCGGCCATAGAGCCAGACAAAGGGTTCAAGTAGAACGCGCGTCAGTTTTGCTAAGTTGGACTCCAGCGAAACGGATGCTCCGTCAGGCGATCCCCACGCCGGACCTTGCGGCCACATCGACAATCCGGCGCTGATCAGATCGTCATTGCTTGGATTGACAAGGGCGTCGTATGGCGCCGGGACCGGAACGAGATCCGCAAGAGCCGTCGCCGCCGTTGTGACCGTGTTGAGGCCGGGATCACGCGCCATAGGTGATGACCCCGAGCGTCGGAAACTGACCGCCAGTCAGGACGATATCGGCAGTCGGCGCCGCGAGCACATGCCGATCCTCGCCAACAACACCGGAGATCGCCTCATCGATCCACGAGACCGAAATAGTGAAGGTGTTGCCGGCGATGCCCGGACGGCAGCGGGCAACGAACATGGCAGAGATCGCGGCAGAGATCGCGGCGCGAATGTCCGGTGTATCCGACGACAGGCCGTTGATGGTGATGTCGATCGGCAACGCAACCGGCGCGACCGCTACGCTATCATCGACGCGTATCAGCCGCTGCGCGTCGATCGCCGCCTGCACGACTACGACGTCGGACGGCTGCGGGATGAGGTTCGCGCGGCCGGAGAACAGGAAATATGTAAAGACAGCACCCGGGCCTGCACCCCGGAACGCCCATGCCGCTACCACGCCAGGAACATCGCGCGTAAAGCGCTCGTAGTCAGTCAGCGTTCCACCGCCAGGCGGATTGCGTTTGCGCTGCAGGCCGCGCGCGCGCAACGAATCCGGGTCCTCGACATCAGCGCCTCCGCCGATCCCACCAGATGCGACGGTCCATACCGTGCCAAGGTCTGACCAAAGCACCGGATCTGCCAGCGCCAGCGAGCCACCCTCGTCGCGATTGGCGACGGCGCCTTTGACTTCAGAAGTCACAGAGAGAGACAATGTGCCATCGCCTGCGGCCGTCGCAGGGGCCGTCGAGACATAGGTGACGTTACCAGAAATCAACCGGATGCCTGCGGCATAGGTCGTCCCGGCGACGCCCGTGCCAACCGCACCGCCTGACGCTCTGGAAGCCTGCTTCAGATAGACACCAATCTCTGAACATAGAACGACGAGAAACTGCCCCGTTGCCGATGTCAGAAACAGTTGCTTGGCAAGATAAGCGATACGCAGTTCGAATTCATGCGCCAAGGCTGCCATGACCTTGGCGATGATCGTCACAAAATTATTCTTCAATGCGGTGTCTGTGCCCGGCATATACTGCCGAAAAGCACCACGCGCCCGTGCGGACGCTTCAGCCAGAGAGCGGATTGACCACGCCATCGATCTGTCTCCAGAGTAATTCGAAGTTTCGGTTGTAGATTTTCGTGCCGTCTCGGCCGTAAAGCGCGATGGAAAAACTAAGGCTATTCGCCGGACGATCGGTGCTAACCGTGACATCGGACCGAACTGCAGCGCCCTGCTTGATTAGAGGCTGCATGGCTTCACGGACATAGGCCTCCACAACGGTCTCGATGCCGTCGTAAATTGCCGAACGGCGCAACAGCCAGAGCCTTGACCCGAGTTCATCTTCGCCGTCCATCCGGTCAAAGCTGTCGCCAATCCAGCCCTTGTTCTCGTCGCCGTCGCGCAGCTCGCTGGGATCGACGCGGCGATCGGTCATCAGGCAGATGAGGACTTGGGTCGCAAGGCCTTGCTCTGCCCTTAGATCGCCAGGCGCCTGCGGATGCGATAGACCGTTGACGATCAGGTCGCCGGCAACGCCATCCCAGCCGAGATCGGGTGCGCGATACGGATCTTCGCCGTCATCGACCGGGATGATTTTCAGCATCGGTTGTTCAGTTCCTTGGTCAATCAGACGTGCGGCGTGATGCTGCCGGTCGCCGTGATGTTGCCTTGAACGGCAAGGTCACCGACGATCGCCATCGATCCGTTGAAGGATGACGGGCAATTGATCGTCCAATGACCGGCATTGAACGTGGCGGTTCGGCTGGAAAAGTCGAACACGACCTCTGACATCAGCAGCTTGATGATATTGCCGTTGTGGTCGTAGATCGCCGTCGCTCCGGACGGAATATCCGGTCGGTGTTCCGGATGTTCGCCGCCGACGACGTAAGCCTGATCCGCATCGCCGTTTGGGGCGAAGAGCAAGGCGTTGGCGCCTTTGATCGGATACGATGCAAAACCAGCCGGCTCCAGGCGATGAATGCGGCTATAGCCGCTGTTAAACAAGCCACGACCGTTGACAAACTGCTGTCCGCCCTTGTGGGCGACCTTCCCGTCGAGTTCGATGCGTTCTCCGCTCATTGCTCCTCATAGTCCTCGGTAATCGCGCCTGGAGCGCTATAGGCTTTCGACGTCTTGCCGCGCGGGTTTTCGCCGCCGAGGGCGCGAGGATCGCCAAGCTCCAGAGTGGTTGTCGTGCCCTCGCTGTCGCCGCTTTGGGACAGCGTTACGCTCTTGATGATCATCATGCCGCTGATGCCAATCCAGTCGTCGTCGACATTGACCAGCCAGTTGCGTGACCAGATCCGACCAGCGGCGTCGCGCCATCCCGAGACCGTGATCGACGCTGTGACGCTGTTGCCGGCCCCGCGCTTGACATGCCAACTCGCCCGCTTCTTCATCCGGGCGACTGTCGTCTCACCTTCATGGCGGACGATCAGCACACGGGATCGATCGACGCTTCGGTCATTTGCCGAGGCCTCCGCCCGCAGCTGTTGCTTGGCTGTGCCTTCGCTCGCCTGCCCGCGCACTTTGACCTTCGAATAGCGACCACGCTCGGACAGTGCCGATGACGCCGATTGAATGTTGACCCCGCGTACAAGGCTTCCTGCATGGGTACCCTCCGGCTTTGTGGCGAGCTTCAGTTTTCCCTGCGGCGTGTCGTGGATCAGGATGCCGCGTCCGCGTGCGCGCAACTCGATCGAATGAAATAGCGAGTCGCCGGTGTGCAACTTGTGCCGAGGTTCGACCGGCAAGTTGCCGTCGTCCTCGATACCGATCCCGTAGGTGTCGAGTTCGCGCGCGATGTCCGTCAGGTTCTTGTTGAGAATTTCTCCTGTCGGATGATCGGCCGAACATTCGACCGCGTCTATTGTTTTGGAGACGATTGTGACGGACAGCGATCGTGTCTCTGCCTCATGACTTGGCCGGACATCGCGAACGTAGCCGGTGAGCACGAGATCGTCGCCTGCCTTGATCGTGACAGGCTGACCGAACGAGACGGGTACGCCGGACCCCACGGGCACGAGGCTCAGTGCAGCCGTCCTGACGGCCTCTTCCGCAGACATGCTGATGCTCACTGTCTTGTGCGGCGGCAAGCCATCGATCACGACCGTCTCGAACATGGAACCTCAGGACGCCAGCGCGTCAAACAGTGTGGGCATTACGAGCGGTGTCGCCGACGAGGAAATATCTACGAGGGCTTCGGCACGGCTGGCGTCGCCATAGAGTTGGTAGGCGAGGACCGTTGACGGCATTGAAAGACCGGTTGCGACCTTCACGATCGGAACAGCATTGGCCGCGAGATCGGAGATCAAGCGACAGGCGACGTCTGTGAGACTGGACAACCAGCCATAGAGGTCGGCGCCATCGCCACCCATGTTCGACGCCACAGCAAGCCCTGCGTCGCCAGCATCTACGACCCTTGAACGAGCCTTTCCGGCTTGTGGACGCGACGGCCAATCAACCCGGCCGCCAGCAATGGAGAGCGCCGCCGAGAGAAGAATGGACATTGCATCCCGCGTATCGCCGGAAGCAATCGTCTGAGCGATCGCCCAGCGATCGAAACCTGCGCTGTCACTCACGCTCTCGGCTATAATCCGCGTCAGCGATAATACCTCCGTTGCGAAGGCAGCAGCATCAAGACTGACTGCAACGGTGATGCGGCTCGATACGTCCGCAAGGTCTTCAGGGTCCGTCACGATGGCAGCGGACAGATCCGCCAGCCACGACAGGATTGTGGTCTTGTCCGCCGCCATACCAAAATCCTCTAAAAGAGACGCGCGAATGCGGCGGAGGCGGCAGTCAAGCCGGTTGACACGGCAGAATTAACGTCACCGATCGACAGGATGGCGCCAGTTGCTTGCGCCTTCGGGACAAAGGTAATGTCGAAGGCAATGTATCCCGCCTTGTCTTTCTGCCGCGTGCGGCGAAACCCCTGCACATGGGCAAGAAATCCTCCGTCGATAGGCAGGACAAGGAGCCCCGGACCGGCAATCGAGACCGCTGACTGTAGCGTAAGCGCCTTCAGATCGGCGTTCTCGCCGATCGTGTAGGCTGTTACGTCCAAGGTTCTCGTCGATGCGCCGAGATCTTCGATATCCGTCTGTTCGCTACCGGCATATTCATGCATGGCAAGGCGCCGGCCGCCCGACAGGTCCTCATACTCGACGAAGAACGGCACGCCGCGAAAGCTCGCGGGCAAGAGCGTCTTTTTCCAATCCCGCACGTTGAATTCCCTCGCACTCGACTTTCACGCGCATTTTGATAATGAAGAACCTCGGACGGAGGATGCCATGATCATCGCGCTGCTTGTTGTAATTGTGCTGGCAATCCTGTTCCCAGGAGCCATGCGCGTCATCTTCGTCGTGTTGGCGATCATGGGGACACTGATGTTTGTCGGCGGCTCGATCGGTCACACGCAGCAAATGACGACC